TACAACGCACAACGCGATTTGTATCATATTGCACTTCATATTCAAGCAACGTATATGCTGTATTTGGGACACCGCCCATTCCAATGAGTTTTACCTTCCCTTCCTCTTTAGAGGGATAGGACGCCCCATCGTCATGCGTCTGGACGTTCGGATGACACGCAGCGGTCGTAAACGTGATATACAGCGCACACGCTAGTAATTTCAGGCTTTTACTCATCATATAATCCTTTGTCTTCAAGAATAGCGCGGAATGGCTTCCAATTGCGGAAATTACGGTTCTCATTGCGATACTTTTCACCGTTGTTGAACATGGCCTGATGGTCGAATGGTGACATGTGACCTGCTTCAATCAGACGGTCAGCTAGTGCGAAGTCTTCATCAATGGAAGGCGTTTGTTTGTTGTGATTCAGGTAGGAAACACGGGCGCAGCGTGCCGCTGAAATTTTCGCCCGTTGAGCATACGTCCATCGGGTCTCGTCGAGTTCGTCACCACACAAATAGGGGAGATGAGAAGCTCGTTCAACGGGGACAGATTCGTCCATTGCCTCCTTAATCGCTTTCCCCAATGCTTGAATTTCAGGCTGTGCGTCGTCGGCAATGCGCAGTTTGAAGAAGTTGTCCCATTCGGTTGCGGTGATGATGGTCTCCGCCCACATGAATGGTTCAATGATGCGGTTGACAACCTGCTTATGCACGCCAATTTCAGCGAGTTCTTGAGCAATGTTGGCGGCTGTGTCAGCTGCTTCCTTCCAGACAGTTTTGGCGGCTGCGATACGCGCGTCATCCATCTCGGATTCAGCCACCATACCTGCTTGGTTTTGTCCCCAATGCACGGGAACAACAGGTTCGTTGCGAACCATCTCAATCAGCTTGGCTGTTGGAACGGCGCGGCTTGATGCGGTGCTGCGGCTAAAGACGCGATGGGTATTCAGTTGGGGCAGGATAAAACGAGGATATTTGACCTGCACAGAGGCGATACGAGTACCACCCATAATGCTGTCGGCGATTACTTGACATTCAATCATTTTTAGTTTCCTTTTCTTTAGGGCTTACTTTTGTGTACAAGAGATGGGAATATACGATGAGACACGCCAGCATAAAGAAGAGCGATACGAGATACACGATAATATCGCTAATGCCTTTAGCAGCGAACAGTTTGTTCAGCAGTTGCGCATCGACATAGAAGAGCAGCAAAAATACTGCGATATTTTTGATGATGAAGAGTGCATTTACTTTCATTTTATTTTACCTTTCGGATGATGAGTTTTGAGAATTTATCGTCGATTTCAGCGAAGCCGACAACGTAATCAGGTCGGTAATACTCATTGACCATTAATTTGATAACTTCGTCGCTATCCGTTTCGACATTGACACCAACTTCAGCGGCGTTAACGAAATTATATTTTCTTGACAGTTCGTTTACTTTGTCGCGAATGTCTTCAGTCAGAAACACAGCATTGTTTACAAGGTCGATAACTTGGTATTCGTCCATTTAGTCTCTCCCCAATACCATGATTACTTTTGTCAGGAGTTCGTAGCGAGACGATGCGGTCGTCACGAGGTATTCACCACTCCATCCGTTGTATTTTTTAAATACACCTTTGACCATGCGAAGCACGAATTTTTCGTTAACCACGCCATCTTTTGCAAAATATTCAATAGGGATAATATAGCGAGGATTTCCATACTTGTCTGCTTTGACCGAACCACATTCGTCGCAGTTCAGAACCCGAATAAGATGTGCTTTATCTTCACTATCGGGCATATTTACGAGCATGTCGGCAATGGTGTTATCGCCGAGGTCGAGACCGAGACGATAGTGCTTAATGAGTTTCGGAAGTTTGAGGTGATGCAATTCAAACAACCGTTGAGCTTCATTATTGTAGGCCATAATCTTTTCCTTTGTTTGTTGTTGGTTGATGAGTGAATAATACCGACGCTATTAAGTATTGTCAAGCAATTAAAAAGCACTTAGCCGTAAAATAGAGCTAAGTGCTTCATTTAATAGGGTATTAAATATAGCCTAAATTAAATTGTTTTAACAGTTTTCGCTCCATGTCGGGAATATCCAGAGTATTGTGAACAATCAGGTAATCGACACAATTATCACTTAGTAGAATCATACCCTTTTCACCATCATCCTCACCTTCAATGAGCATGTCGGCAAATTCCTCGCTCACATGGCAGTTTACTGAAGGAACATCGCGGTAAATACCAATTAGCAGGTCACAGATAGCGGCCTCGTTTTCAAAGCGAACGTCAGGAATGATGACCTCTTTATATGAATTTTGCATAAGACGAACAAAGAAATCGTCCTTACAAAAGCGGAAGTATTCTGTTCCAAGCAGTTGCATGAATTTGCGAGGCGATAGTTCTTCGTAGATTTTACCTGTCGCTGGGTCTGTGAATACGGGAAAAATTCGTGTATAGAAAATATGTCGGTCTTTGGTGATGAATTGAACCTCTTCGGTTTCTAAGAACGGAATTAACCACCCAAGGCGAAATTTAGTAAACCCTTCCAATCCAAATGGAAGAGGTTGCTCCTTCTTATCGCGCTCCAAGCAATCGTCACCAAAGACGAATTTGGCTGCTTCATGTAAAGGCCGTGCAAAAGATGCAACTGGCATGTTTTTGAGTTTGCTTAAAATTTGAGCAGCGGTGTCTTTACCAACGCCTGCTTTACCAACTAAACCGATAATCATGATATTTTCCTTATGCTAAGTGTTTATGTTAAACCGCCCAGTCTTTTAAAACCGAGCGGTTGATTCAGGATTTAGATTTTGCAAGCACCGCCAGCGCAGCCATCATCCTCTGCTGTTTCGGGGTCAAAACCACCTTCAACAACTACGCCTTCGACAGCATCCAGTGCGTCGAGGTTATCCATATCGAACACATCGTCGTCCTTTTGCTCAGTAGTAGACATTACAAGTCTTCCAGTTCATCGTCAGAAACATTATTGCCTGTAACAACTACTTCCTCTTCGGGTTGAGGAGGTACGTCGTTTACAAAGCCCTTAGCCGCATTATACGCCAACCAAGCGATGAGTGGTGCTTGTTCGAACACATATTCTGCACCGAATCGTGTTGTATACTCCATAGCGGCCTTATAGTCGCTATGCTCGGTCACAACGTCGTCAGTGGCGTTATACATCCAGATTACCTGTTTAACACCTTGCCATACATTGATTGACGGCATTCCATAATTGGTGAAATGGATTGGCTTAGGAGGTTCGGCGGCTGAACCGCGATAATCCGAACCCGCATCGCTCATATACGCAAGCGCAGACACAAGACCGATTTGATACTGGTCTTCGGACGGCTCGAAATCTGGGTCGTCTTGCTGGTGAACGACAAAAACCTTTTGAGATTTGCTATCCCAGAAGAATTTGACTGATTCCAGTTCAAAGCCGAACCATTTTTCAATGTACATTTGCCATGTATCAGACGTGCTTTTGGAGGCAGCGGAATCACCAGCGAAACGCTCTTCTTCCTTGATGGAATTCTTGATGTCATGCAGCGAGTAGATACGCACACCTTTACCGCCATACACGCTGTCTGCGTTGGTATAAAAGGCAACATTCATACCAGTAATCAGCGCAGAATTCAACGCGCTAGTGTGTTCCAGTGGGAACTCTGGAATGAAAACGCTTTCGCCTTTGCCTAAGCGTTTATCCTGAAGCTGCTGGGCGATATTGGCGATGGCTGACGTTGTTAACGGATAAACCACGCCGCTGTCATAGGGTAAATGCAATGACATGGTATTAACCTTTCGCTTTTTTGAGCAGCTTCAGAATATCAATACATATCTGCGTATCAATAAACCATTTACCGCGTTTGTCGTCAACGGTTTTATCAGCAGTCGTAACCTTCTCTGCGTCAGGTTTAATCTGAGACACGACGGCCTTGTCGTTGATGACGCATGTGCAACTGCCAACCAAGTCAAACATTGCCGAGCGAATCCGATTGTTAGGATTCTTCATGATAGCAATACGGGCTTCAGTAAGCTCATAATCACCGCTGTATCGTACACGCATACCAGTAACACTGTGTTCGTACTCAACCATACCAGCAACGTCACCGTTATCCACACTGCCTACCTGCTCCCACAGCCATGAAGACATGCCTTCCGTGTTAAACGGACGTACGGAGAAATCGCGCAATGTGAGCAGCAACTTACCGATTACATGGTCTGCAATCTTCTGCGATGACGTACCAATCAGAACATAACCTTCATCAATCAGGAACAGCACAGGTACGACAGTTGTCTTGATAGGCGCAGTTGGGAGCTTCTGAGCCAGATAGTCTTCCTTCCATTCCTGACGCAGTTTACGTGGAGCGTTTTCGTTACCAGTGTCAAGGCAATACTCTTTCTCTTTTTCCTTGACGAAATCGCGCACAGATGCCGCAGGAATCACACGCTCACGGATGACTACATGGAGTTCTACCTTCTTGTAGTCTTCGCCGAATACAACCACGCCGTCTTTGGCTTCGTCGGGATACAAACATGGATGTGGTACAATATAAGTTAGGGTTGAGGCCAAACCTTGAGGCTCAATCGGTTTGAGATTTGCCTTCAGACCACCGAACTCAACGTCGCTTGTGAGTTGATAGGGAATAAATGCTTTCATGGGTTTGCCCCTTAGAGATTGATAGTTACGGAACTCACGCGTTCCCAAACAGTTTTGTCAAAGAAGGGTTGGAAACATGTTTGGAATGTACCGACATAGAGTGGGTATTGACCGATTTCAAATTCAACGGTTGCTTCTTTGACAATCGTGCCGCAGGTCGGGTTGATGGCCAACACAATCACACCAGTCACTTTATTTTCAAACAAAGCAGGGTACTTATTAACATCGGCTTCTTCAATCATTTCATCCACGCTGTTGGTTTCGAACTCGCGGACTGCTTCAATACCCTTTTCGGTGAGGCCGTAGTGGGTTGAATTGCCGAAGTCTTGGGTAATTTTCAGCAGGCGTTGCTCCAACAGACGCATCATTTGAAGGAACTGACTTTCTGGAAGGGTCACGTCGACGATGATACGTTTGCTTGGGTCGTCAATCAACGGTTTCAGAAGTTCATAATCTTGTTTATTGATAGTCATGGATTTCTCCTAATTGTTTAAGGGGTTTGAGGATAATGCGCTGAATTCCTACTAATTCGAGCGTTGTTTTACAGTGGTAGCATACTTCTTTTGCCCCGTATACTTCCATCCAACTGTTTTCAAAATCAGGCTCGTGTACGCGTGCCTTGTACTTCCGAAGAGCGGCCAGTTCTGCATGGCATGGCTGCTGACATTGCTTAACACACTTTTCGTAACCTTGGTTAATGCTTTGCCCTTTGCGTGGGCAGATGTGTTGTGCTGGTTGCTTCTTGATACCGTTTGTGCCGAGGAATATACCGTGAGGAGTATGCAGCGCAGCAATGATTGTTTTGTCATAGCAGAGGTGCAAACCATCCTTTTGGTGAATATCCTGCATAATTAAAAAGGTTCGTTTTGTAAAGGCTTCCTCTGCCGTTTCAGTGTTGTCTGGGCGTGGAGAATTACACAAATTATTTTGCGGTTTGCCTACCGTTTTAGCGTACCCATTAGGCTGCGTTTCGCCCGATTTATTTTGCGGTTTGCCCAGCATTTCCTCATTTAAGTTTGCCATTTCAGTGCGATACACAGCAGCCTGACAAATCACTTCAGCAAATTCACGAGGTGCAACGAGAATATCAACAGGTAGCCGCGTCAAAATATCATCAACGCCAGCACCGTTTTGCGCCGCTTTAACCAATGCTTCATACATTACCCGTCCGATTACAGAAATATTATGTTTCTTGCGGAGCAAAAGGCCGACGCATTCAGCATTGTGTATTAAGGTGACCGCAATCTGTTTACTGTCAGTCATAATCAACCCTTCCATTCAACAGCAGTTGTTACGCAGAAGACAACAAATGCGTTTCGGTTTGCGTCGAAAATATCGTATACAGCAACGGTGAAATCGCGCTTGTAAACTTCACTGCGTAACTGTTTGAAATAGTTCGCAACCTGACTGCGCATAGAGCTTTTCAGTTTACGCAGCTTTTCTTCAGTTGCTTCATCCACATGCAGATAGCGCGTTACCGTGTAGGTCTGACCGACTTCCAATCGCCACAGTTCCCATTCAGTCGTGCCGAGTTTCGGGGTGCGAAATACGTCTTTCTTTGTAGTGTAATTACCGCGCTTCGTGCCTTTCTTCACGCCGCGATTTTCTGTTTTCTGTTCCATCTGTAAATCCTTTTGTTTCTAGTAAGCGTTCACATTATTGAGTGTCGTGTAAGGATTGTCAAGATTTAAATTTCAATTATTGCAAATATCGTTGTTTTAATTAGAAATTAATTTGTTTCAAAGGCGATTTACTCGTATTGAATTGTGCCGCATTTATAATTTTATATCGGGAGACGGCCTGTCTAGGGG